GCATCAACTATGGGTGATGATGCGGCTCATGGTCTTGAATTAGGTAAACTTGTAAGAGGAAACGCAATTAGAGTAAATGAGTTTGCTGGACAAGATATTTTCATAAAGGTAACAGGTATAGACGTACAGACAGCAGTGACCTCAAGTAACGGAATGTATGTAAAAGGAGGAACTTCAGTCACAGTTGTACCAGAGGGTGATAGACCATCAATCATTGGTGATGACGGAAAGTTTTTTATAGTTCAAAATACTGCAGCCGATGAAGGAGATAAAATTTTATTAGAAGATGACACTGGTCACGCAATTATACTAAATGCAGCTGAAGAACAATACTTTTTATCTGCAATTAATGAAACTGCTGGTAGTGATGGTGCAGTTCATGTAGAGATTGTAGCACAGGGTAATTCAATATGACACAGACAGTAAAACTCATATCAGAAGAAATACAAGACGTAGAGTATATCTGCGAAGAGAATGAAAACGGAAAAAAGGATTATAAGATACGAGGTATCTTTATGCAAGCAGACATAAAGAATAGAAATGGTCGTGTCTATCCTATGGACGTACTAAATAAAGAAGTAAATAGATATAACAAAGAGTATATCAACGAGAATCGTGCGTTTGGTGAGTTGGGACACCCAGATGGCCCAACAGTAAATCTTGAGAGAGCATCACATATGATAACATCTCTCAAACCAGACGGAAAGAATTTCATTGGTGAAGCGAAGATACTTAAAACACCAATGGGAAATATTGTTAAATCTTTGATGGACGAGGGTGCAAAACTTGGAGTTTCATCAAGAGGAATGGGGAGTTTAGACCAAAAGAATGGTGCTAACTATGTGAGAAATGACTTTTACCTAGCAACTGCGGCTGATATTGTTGCAGATCCTTCCGCTCCGAATGCTTTCGTAGAAGGTATCATGGAGGGAAAAGAGTGGGTTTGGAACAATGGTTCACTTGTTGAAGCAGAACTAGAACGTGCAAGACAACGAGTAAATGAACGTGTACGCAAACGACAGGAAAACGAGAATGCCTTAGAGTTTATTAGGTTTCTCAAAAAGTTATAATTTATAAATAAATATTAAAGTTAGAAGGAGACATCCCCATGTCAAATACAGAGAAAACTATAGAAGAGTTAGAAGCGGAAGTTATGGCTGAACTCGAAGAGGGAATGCATGATGCACCAACAAAAGGTGCAGTTGCAGCCGAACCAATGAAAAAAGTCAAGAATGGTGAAATGCAAGACACTGGTAAAGCAGTTGTTTCACCAACTCAAGCAGATGCACCAGCAAAGAAAGTTGCTGGAGCCGCCAAAGAGATCGGTGGAGATGCAGCCCAAAAAGGTGAGGGTGCTCCAGAGAAAATGAAAAAATTAAACGCAATGGCCCACCCAAAAAAGAAGAATGGAAAAGAGATGGAAGAAGGATACACAGACGAGGAAATTCGTGCGTTATGTCACTCAAAAGATCACGATTGTGCAACAGTCGTAGAACATCCAGTATGGGGTAAGGGTAAACCAGTTCATGGTTCACACGCAATACCAGATGACGAGGGTTTCGTAGAGTGGTATGATGTCCAGTTCAAACATGGTATCGAAGAGAAGGTCATGGCAGAAGACATGGAAATCATGGTATCTGAAGCACATCATGAAGAAGAAAAACCAAAGACTAAATCAGATCTCATAACTGCAATGAATGATATGATGAAGAAAGCAAATGGAATGAAGAAAATGGAGTTAGAAAAACTTCATGCGGCTATGATGAATTATGGTGGTGCTCACGATAATGATGACGATGACGATGATGACATGAACGAAGCAATCGAAAGAAGATTGGAAACTGTTGATGTGTCAGAACACGTTGATGCACTCATGAACGGAGAGGGTGACCTTTCAGAAGACTTCAAGAGAAAAGCTGCAACAGTGTTTGAAGCCGCAGTCAAGTCAAAAATTCGTGACGAAGTTGTCCGAATGGAAAACAAATATAAAACAGAATTAGATGAGTCTATAGAAGAGACAAAGGAGGAGTTATCAGAGAAGGTAGATACCTATCTGAACTACGTTGTCGAAGAATGGATGAAGGAAAATGAACTCGCAGTCGAAAGAGGCCTAAAAGGTGAGATTGCAGAAGATTTCATTTCTGGGTTGAAGCAACTATTTGAAGATCATTATGTAGACGTACCAGATGAAAAGTATGATGTACTAGAAGCACAATCTGAAAAAATCACTGAGTTAGAGGGTAAGTTAGATGAAGCAATATCTAACATAGTTTCACTACGACAAGAGAAAACCTCTCTAATAAAGGAAAGAGCGATATCCGAAGCTACTGGAGATCTCGCTGATACAGAAATTGAAAAGTTCAAATCTCTAACTGGAGATGTGGAGTTCACTGACGAAAGTTCTTTCAAAGAAAAATTAGACACACTAAAAGAGTCATATTTTCCAAGACAGAAAAGTGCCACAGAGAATGAACCTGTAATAAATGATGAGGAGACTGGATCTGCACAGGACGTTGATGTTACCGACTCAATGAACTCATATATGAGGGCAATCGGTAAATTTGGCAATGGTGCAAAGTAACGAAAATTATAAATAAGTAGATAAATTAAAAAGGAGAAGCATTATGTTTCAGACAGAACATCTACAAGAGAAGTGGTCGCCAGTCCTTGCACACCCAGATCTACCTAAGATTGAGGATGCATACAAAAGGGCAGTTACTACTTTAATTCTTGAAAACCAAGAAAAGGCACTCAGAGAAGATAGAGCGTTTCTATCTGAAGCCGCACCAGAGAACAGCACTGGTACTTCAATAGATAATTGGGATCCAATTTTGATTTCACTTGTCAGAAGATCAATGCCTAATCTGATCGCATACGACATCTGTGGTGTACAACCAATGACAGGGCCAACAGGTCTTATCTTTGCGATGAGATCAAGAAAGTCCTCACAAACTGGTGCAGAAATGCTTGTTGACGAAGCACAACAAGACTTCTCAAACCAGAACGCACAAGGAACAACAGGTGGTGGAGATATCACTGATACTGCAACTAACCCTGCTGTTCTTAACGATAGTCCATCTGCTGGAACATACGAAACTGCAACAGGTATGACTACTGCACAAGGTGAAGCGTTAGGTGATAACTCATCAACAAACACTTTTGCAGAAATGGCGTTCTCAATTGAGAAGCACACAGTGACCGCTGTGACTCGTGCATTAAAGGCCGAGTACACAATGGAACTTGCACAAGACTTGAAAGCGATACATGGTCTTGATGCTGAAACTGAACTTGCAAACATCCTATCTGCTGAAATACTTGCAGAAATAAACAGAGAAGTTGTTAGAAATATCTACGTTTCTGCTGTTAAGGGTGCTCAAGTGAACACAACTACTGCTGGTATCTTTGACTTAGATACAGACTCAAATGGTAGATGGTCAGTTGAAAAGTTCAAAGGTCTAATGTTCTCACTCGAAAGAGATGCGAATGCTATCGGTCAACAAACTCGTAGAGGAAAAGGTAACCTAATCATATGTTCTGCTGATGTTGCATCTGCATTACAAATGGCTGGGGTACTTGATTACACACCTGCTCTTGCTAACAACTTAAATGTTGACGACACAACAACTACATTTGCTGGAGTTCTTAACGGACGATACAGAGTGTATGTAGACCCATATGCAGCTAACGTGGCCGCATCACAATACTACGTTGCTGGATACAAAGGAACATCACCATACGATGCTGGTATGTTCTACTGCCCATACGTTCCACTACAAATGGTTCGTGCAGTTGGGGAACACACTTTCCAACCAAAAATCGGTTTCAAAACTCGATATGGTATCGCAGCCAACCCATTCCACACAGGAACAGTTGCAGCTTCTGCTGAGGGTGCGATCACTATCACTGCAAATACTAACAAGTATTACAGAAGAGTTAAAGTCACAAACCTCATGTAATCAGTATAATATTACTAGTGTAAACTGGAGGGGTCGCAAGACCCCTCTTTTTTTTGACTAAATAGTAGTATGGCACAAACATTTGGAATAGATAGACAACCAACTCAGTTGGACTATGCAAGTCCGACTCAGTTTAAGTTTTCTATTGTTCAACTACCTAAAGTTGAATTTTTCACGACTGCGTGTAATCTTCCAAGTATTACTCTTGCAGATGCAATCTTTCCTACACCTTTTACAGATGTTCCAGTGCAAGGTGACAAACTCACATTTGATAATCTTATCATAAGTTTTATAGTAGATGAGAGTTTAGAGAACTACATACAACTTCAAAAATGGTTGTATGGCATAGGGTTTCCAAAAAGTAGACAACAATTTACTGAGTTCAGAGAAGATGAGTCTGTTACTCCAACTGCGAAAAGAGGTGTTAGTAATGACATAGGTGATGTAAAACCACCAACAAATAAAAGAGGTTTGTTTGGAGATGCAACCCTAACAATACTTTCAAATAAAAACAATCCACTGGTGGAAGTTAGATTTAGAGACATCTATCCAGCTTCACTGAGTGGACTAGATTACAATCAAAATGCAACTGATGTTGAATATCTTACAGCAACGTGTGATTTCAAATATACTTTGTATGACATTGTGACATTATAGT